TATTTGTTATATTTTCGTTTGAAAAAGTATGCAAGTTATTTGTTTTAATAATATAAATTGGAAACCAAATTAAATATAAAACACATAAAAAATAGGTTATATATTTATAGAATATATTTATAAAACACGTTAATATATAATGTTTTTTATAAAATTTTTTAATGTCTCTAATAATATTCATTAATTAATAATATTATATATTGTAATTATAAATAAAATCAATTTTTCTAATAATTAAATCTTTGATTTAATTATTAGAAAGTTAATAGGGAAGGTCAGATATTTTAACTTTGTTAAAATATTTTACACCCTATCAATTTTTTTCAACTTATGAATATACACCCGATAATAAATCTTCAATTGTAATTGTATATTTTTGCGTAGTTTTTTTTTTCATAGTTTTATATTGTTTGATAGTTTTATCTAAAAATTCTGATAGTAATTCTGCATACATATCATCATTATATTTATATAAATTATTATAATATTTCGATAATGGAACTTTTTTAGGTGGCATTATTAATAATAAAATATAACTATAAATACAAATAATATCAATTTTTCTAATAATTAAATCAAAGATTTAATTATTAGAAAGTTAATAGGGAAAGTCAGAATTTAACAAAGTTAAATTCTTACGCCCTATCAATTTTTATTTGTGAGTTATAAGTTTTTACTTATCATCAATTATATTTTGTAATAGTATATCCCAACTTTTCATAATATTAATACATTCATCTGGTGATTCTTTGAAATATTTTTTAAATAAGATTTTTAATTTATTAATATTATCTTCATTATTTAAATAATTATTAGTTAAATCATATTTAAGTTTAATAATTAATGATTCAAACATATACATAACATTTTTTATAATAGTTTGATTTGTTATAATTATAGTATAAATATTTAATAATATTATACATTTAATATATTTTTTATTTAATAAATAATCAATCGATTCATCTTTGAATTTTATAATATATAATAAAATATTTATAAATGTAACTATATCAATTGAGGATGATGATAATTCTTTTGGTAAAGAAAATTTAGTTTTAATATTTAAATTAATTAATATATTAAATAAAGGTAAATTATCAATTATCAATTTATTATATTTACATTTATGTAGTTCATTAATTTGAAAACATTCTATATTTTTATCACAATTACATTTAATATCGTCTATAGGTTCAAATTCAGTTGTCATTATATATGTTTTTATCATGTGGGAATAATCTAAAATATTATTCATTATAAATGTTATTATATATATTATAAATTAATTTATTATTTAAAGACATTTAATATTTTAATATTTTAATAATTAATCCACATCAGAATGATCTGAATCAAAATCATCTAAATCAGATGAATCAGATGAATCAAAAAAATCAGAAGAATCAGTTGAATCATCAGAAGAATCAGTTGAATCATCATAACTATCTTTAAGTTTAAATTCATTAATTAATAAAGCTATTTTTTTGTTCTTTGTTTTTTCTTCATACAAAGTATAATCTTTATTTGTAAGAATAATATTTTTATCTTTATGATGAAATAAAAAATAGCATAAATTATAATCATCATATTTAATACCCCATTCTAATAATGTTTTGAATGTATTAATATTTGAGATTGTTAAAACTAATACAAATTTAATATCTTCTTTCATTTTAGATAATAATAATTTGATAAAATCAACTTGAAGCTGTTCTTCAGATTTATTGAATATACTATTAACATCAATATTAATATTATCCATATAATTAAATATATCATCAGTATATTTAAATTTATTAATATGCTTCATAATTTTCTGTAAAGATACCATTTAATTTATTATTAATAAAATAATAAATTAATTAATTATCAATTTTTTTTATTTGTTATATTCACTCATAAATTGTAATTTATTATAAATTCGCATTTTAACCAATCCATATTTACCAACTAATAATTTCTCTAATTTGTCAGCATCACATTTCTTCAATTCAATTTTATTAATCTTAGTAATAGGTGCATCCATAAAATAGTTTTTATATTGTTGATAATCATCAAAATTATCAACTTTATACCCATCATTTTTAATATCATTAATAGTATTTAATAATGATTTACTCTTTGAAAAATATTTATAGATTAATTCAGGTTTCATATCATTTAATTTGTCGCAATAATCGCACCCAAATAATAAACATAATTCAACAAACTGTTCATAATTTAAATTTAATTCATTTAATACATCACTCATAGATATTTCCATAGTATCTTTATTATATGAAGTTAAATTACGATAAATTTTATTTGCTCCAAATGTCATAATATCCATATCCTCAGTTAATACACCCTCTGCTATACCTGATTTAACTAATTCAGCACACTGACTATCTGCTTCTTCTGGTGCAATAATATATGGAATACCCATGATTTGCAATAATTCAATGCACTCTTCAATTTGAGTTTTACTAATATGAACTGTTCTTTTAAAATATTTAATTTTTTCTTCTTCATCAATTTCAGAATTAAACTTTTCATTAGCTTTTATTTTACTTTCTTTTCTATTAATAATTGTATTATATTTAAATTTAGGTGGCTTACCATCAAATACATAAATTGGAATAATATTCATTTTTAACAAATTAATTGTTTTATTAAATAATCCTAAAATATGAGAACTAATCTCACCTTGATTATTAAACATATCAGCTCCTGAATTTCTAATAGCAATAACAACTTGATATAATAAAATACTAATATCAATGGCAATCATCTTACCACTTAAATCAGTATCATTTACTTTTTTAATAACATTTGGATAATTTGTATTTAAGAATTTTAGCATTTTTTTAATACCCATTATTGTTTTTAATTATATATAATAATATTGTTTTATATTACTTATATATCAATTTTTATTAAATATATAGCTTTACTATCATTTTTTCTATCTTCAAATCAATTTTTATAAAATCTATGATTATTTAATGACTGAAAAAAGAAACTATTGGAAGGAGGAAGAGGAGTTATTATTAAAGGAATGGGCGGATAAAGCACAATGCTATGAATTATTACATCATAAAAGTCATATTGTTTATAAACAACGTCATGCCTTATTTGTTATTCCTGTAATTATTATATCTACTGTTACTGGAACAGCTAACTTCGCTCAAGATAAAATATCTAATGAAAGTGATAAAAATATATTTGTTATGATAGTTGGTGGTTTAAATATTTTCGCAGCTATTGTTACTACTATTAGTCAATTTCTTAAAATATCTGAAATGAATGAAGGACATCGTGTAGCATCATATTCATGGGGTAAATATTATCGTCATATTAGAACTGAACTTGCGAAACATCCATTAGACAGAATTAATGCAACTGATATGATTGCTATGGCTAAAGAAGAATATGATAGATTATTAGAATTATCACCAATGATACCTAAAAAAGTAATAGATGACTTTAATAAAACTTTTCTTAAAAATACTAAAATTTCTAAACCAGAAATTTGTGATATAATTATCCCAACTACTATTTTTACAATGACTAAAGAAGAAAGATTAGAAATGGTTAATAAACTTAATCCACTGCCTATTATAGAAGAACCAGAATCTGAAGATGAACCAATATTACCAATTGAAGAACCACAAATAATTAAACCAAAAGTAAACCCAATGGTTGAAAAATTTAAAATGTCATTTTATAAAATACATGGAAGATATCCAAGTGAGGAAGAAATTACTGGTTCATTAGGTAATTTATATAAAGAAGATGATAATAATGTTTCAAGACCATCGTTTTTTAAAATGAATAAAGATTCAGAAACATCATCTGTTTCTCCTATGAATATATTTAATGAAGCAATTGAAGAACAAACTAGAATACAAATAGATTCAGATACTGAAGATGAAGTATAAAACATATATTAAAATGCTATTTATTTTAAAATAAATAATATAGATTAATTTAATGAAAAGAGTTATTTATTATGTTTCTGAAAATTATAATAAATATGAGTTAAAAATATATAATTCAAAAGCAACAAATCTTCATTTTGGAACCTTTAATTTTAATAATAATCAAATATATTTGAATAATATTAATCCATCAGATGATCAATTTGATAATTTATGGTTTGATTTAGGTATATCTACTGAAAAAAATAAAATTTGTATAATGGTTTTAAATATAGATAATTTATTTGAAAATTATGAATACTATTATAATACATTATGTGATTTTATAAATAATAATAAAATAATAAAAGGTATAGATATAGATATAGAAAATAAAGCAACTTTATCAGATACTATTAAATTTATTACAGATTTTAAAAGAGATAATCCAAAATTATTATTGATTATGTCTGTTATTGGTTATAGTATGTGTGTTAAAGATATTCATACTAAATATGAAAATGAAACAAATTGGTCTTATAGTTTATTTAATAGACTGAAAGCAGAAAATTGTATTGATTATTATAATTGTTCATTTGATGAAGATGATTTTACAATGGACAGTTTTAAAAACATGATTAAAAATGGCTTCAATGAATCTAAATTAGTTATGGGTTGTAAAAGTTCTACTTTTGATGGATATGATAATTATTTTGAATTAAATAAAATTAAAAAAATATATAATATGGGTGGAACATTTATTAAATATTTTCATACAGCACCTTATAAGTGGGATATAAGCGCATGGTTATCTGTTAATTCTAATTAGAATTAATAAAATATTGTATAATATTTAATTTTATTATATTCAATAAAACTATCTATAGCATCAACCATTGTATGTAAATGTCTGCGATGTTTAGATAATTGATATTCAATACGGTCAATTTTATTATCATCAACTATTACACTGTTCTTAAATAATGGTTCTAATATATCTGACTTTAATAAATATATTTTAATAGTTTTATCTTTATATTCAGTTAATCTTTTTACTAATAATTTTGATGCATTAAAAATATTTGCTGTATTTATAAAAAAATAATACACTTCTTCATTTGTTATTGTTGGATGCGATGTTATATTATCAATAATATTTATAATTGGTTCTTCTATTATATCTTCTTTATTTGATATAAAAAATCCTTTCATATAACTTAACAAATTAGATATATAATCCATATTATATAATATGATTAAAATCTTATCATTAAATACTTTTTATTATTTTTTATTTTTATCTTTATTATCATCTGCATTTAAATCAATCATTACATCTTCATCGACATAATTATTTTTTTTAATATTTTCTATATTCTTTAATAATTTTATTGATATATTATTATTAATTTGTTCATAACTATGAATTAGTGAAGCTAATATATTAACACCTATTCCTGACCATATTAATTCTTTTATTTCATAACCAGTTCCTATAGTTGTAGTTAATATTCCAATAGATTGTAATAAATAAAACATATATGATAAACATATATTATATGAATTTAAACTTTGTCTTTTTTTAATAAATCTTTTCAAATCAGATATTTTATTAGTATCTAATATTTCTTGTATTTCAATTTGAATATTATCTGTCATTATTATTATATATAATTAAATTATTTTCGAAAATCATTGATAAAACTAATCATACTAATATAATTTTCCAGAAATGTTAAATGACATTTTGATAAAAATATAGAACCAGAACAATCTATTATTTTATCTGTTTTTAAATCTTTATGTATTTTATCTAAATCATAATAATATTTCGGATGATCTTTTATAAATTTTGCAATTGATGTTATTTTATCTAATGATAAATAACCAATACTTTTTAATAATTGTTCTTTAATTTTAACAATATTACTAATATTAAATGGAGTTACTAATATATAATGTTCAAGAGGTGTCATATAATGAAAATCCTTTTGCGTATTAAATGTGTTATTCATTCTAATATTTAATAATTTTACATTAGCGTTATTCATAATATCTCTTAAAAGTGGCGATCGATTATGTTTATAATACCATGTTAAATCAATATTATTATAGTATCTATTATTATTATGATAATAATTAACTACCCAATTGAATCCTTTTAAATAGTCACTAATAATATTCTTATTATTATTCTTAGAATTATTATTCTTAGAATTATTATTATTATCCATTGTAAAATGTAATTTATAATAATTACTATAATTTATCTCATTCTTGAAATATATATCATAATAAAATTGATCTCTTGGATTTAATATTTTATAATAATTATCTAATTTATGTTCTATTTTATAATATTCTAATTGAACATCTTTCATTTTTTTAGTTCTTTTGTCATGTGGATTTTCTGTTGATTTATAATTATGTATCATCAGTTTATCATTAGAATCTTGATTCATTTTTAATGGAATTACAATTGGTAATTCATAATTAAAATAAAAATAAGCAATTATATCTTTTAATAATTCATTAGGTAATGCTTCAATAAAGAATATTTCATTACTGTATATTTTTTCTTTCATTAATTTCTTACCATCAATAACATTTAATATTTCAATATAATAATCACTAATAATATTTAACATTTTATCCCATACTTTTTCATTCTTATATATATTATTAGTAAAACTACTCATATTCTTTGAAGGTTCTGCTTTATTCATAAAATCTTCTAATTTATCAATACTAATATGTTTACTAACATTTATTGGTGATACTTTAACAAATTCAGGTTTATTATAATAAATAAATTTCCATAAATATTCAATTATTAATTCTCTTAATATATTCATTTGATACCCAATTATATCATTAACTATTCTATTATAATTGGATGTTACATGATAACGAGCATTTCTTCTTAAAAAATATTCTTCTTTCTTTTCTAATGATTTAAGAAAACTCATAAAATTTTCAATATTAATTTTATAATAATTATCATAATTCAATATAGTTCCATACTTGATTAAATTTAAAATATAATGATCCATTATTAAATTAATATCTGTATTAACTCTAACTGTTTCTAATTTTGGTAAAAAATCATCACCAAAAACTGTTAATATAAATACAATATCCATAATTATTAAATTTTCATCTATTCTTTTATTTATTCTACTTGACACATAATCAATTAATATTTTTTTATAATGATTAATATCTATCTGATTATAAACTGGATTCTTATACGTTGATAATTGTTGGTCGTTTCTAAACATATACAAATTAAGATTATTTTGAGCTGTTTTCATTAATAATAAAATAATAACATCTGAATCTGGTGAATATATAACAAAATTATCTCTTTTATAATCACTATGTTTTTTAATTAAATAATCTATATGGTGAAGTATTTTCATTTCCCCTTCACCCATTTCTTCAATATCCGATACATGATAATATTTTAAATTCAAACAATATTTTCTTAACCTTTCTTCAAAAATACTACTAACAAGATACTTCATCATATTAGACATAAAAATAGTTCCTGGTCCAATATTATTACGAGACCAACTAAATGATTTATCTTCTTTCTTAACTAAACTAGATATAATTTCTCCCATATAACGTCTCTTTCTTTGTTCATTAATTTTAGCCATAGATGGAACCCCGTCAACACAAATAGTTATTGTTAATAATTTATCAACATGAAAATAATCTTTTAATAATGTTTCAATATATAAACCAACTTCTTCAATTAATTCAATTTCAAATGTTTCTTTTTTATCATAAGAACCTTTATTTAATAAAAATTGAGATGTTATATGAACTATACTATTAAAATCAATTAATAAATGTTCAGCAGATACTTTTTTATTAATAGTATGAATGAAATTATAATCTCGCTTCAGGCTGGAGAAAAATCTCTCAACTCCCATTATTATATTAAATAAATTAATATAATTAATTATGTTTTAAAAAAAAGGATATTATTAATCAATAATGGACAATAATATTAAAAAATGGCTCGAACATTTTAATAGTTCAAATAAAAAACGTAAATTAGATGAAGATGATTTAATTAAAGAATTAAAATATAGTGCTATAATTGTAATTATTAAATTAGTTAAAGAAAATAATGTTAAAAATAGCAAATTAGAATTGTTTTTTGAAGGTCTCAAAATAATATTTTCTAATATTAATAAAAAATATAATACTAATACAACTAAATCATTAACTATTCGTGCTATAAATTCTATCAGTATGCAAATTATTATTGAATTATTAGAAGTATATCATAAAACACCTAAATTTAATTTATTAAATTATCTATCAGAAAAAAAAGAAGAATATTACATACCTGAAAAAAAAAGACATATAGAAGATATTGAGATAGATGATAATGAGGATGATGATGATGATGACGATTATATGATTGATAGTGATGAAAATGAAATTATTATACCAGATGATAATTCTAGAAAATTTTTATTAGAGGTTAAAAAACTTTCAAAAGAAAATAATTCAACAGCTGATATAATTGATTATTTTAGTGATTTAAATGAAAATGATAAAAATAATGCCATAAATGAATTAAATAGTATTATTAAAGAGAGTGCTGAAAAAATACCTTTTTTATTTAAAATATTAAAGATGTCAACTAATATGGATACTAAAAAAGTTTTATTAAATAAAATATTTAGAGCAAATGATACGAGCGGTAAGAGTTCTAAATGGATTGAAGATGCAATGAAAATACCATTTGGTTGTTATAAAGGTTTAGAATTATCATCAATAAAGCCAAAAGAAATATCATCGTTTTTAAATAATTTAATTAATTTAATGGATAAAGCAGTTTATGGTCATGAAAATGCTAAGAAACAAATTGTTAATATAATTGCTCAAACAATTAGAAATCCATCTAGTCAAGGTTCAGTAATTGGATTATATGGCATTCCAGGCAATGGTAAAACTAGTATTATTAAAGAAGGCATTGCTAAAGCAATGAATAAACCATTTGTATTTATATCATTAGGTGGTGCACAAGACTCATCCTTTCTTGATGGTCATTCATACACATATGAGGGTTCTATTTATGGTCGCATAGCTCAAGCATTAATTGATTCTAAATGTATGAATCCAATAATATATTTTGACGAATTAGATAAGGTAAGTGAAGGACATAAAGGAGACGAAATAATAAATTTATTAATTCATTTAATAGATCCAGTTCAAAATAAATTATTTCGTGATAAATACTTTTATGATTTAGATTTGGATTTATCTAAGGTTACATTTATATTTTCATTTAATGACCCATCTAAAATTAATTATATTCTTAGAGATCGTATTACATTAATTGAAACTAAATTTCTAACTAATGAAATGAAAATACATATTACTAATAATTATTTATTAAAAGACATTTGTAAAGATGTTGGTATAAATGAAAAAGACATTAAATTATCAGATGATATAACATTAGATATAATTAATAATTATACAAATGAAGGAGGAGTCAGAAGATTAAAAGAGCATTTATATTTTATTATTCGAGAGCTTAATAAATGTAATTTAACTAAAACAAAAATTGTCAATCAAAAAATAGATTTTCCAATGACTATATCAAAAAATATTTATAATGAATTATTCAAATCAAGACCAAAATATATTCATTTGAATGTTCATAAGAATGATGGTATTGGAATGGTTAATGGATTATGGGCAAATAGTTTAGGACAAGGTGGAGTTTTACCAATTGAATCTACATTAATACCTACTAAAGAATTAATGACGGTTAAAGCAACTGGTTCTTTAGGAGAAGTTATTAAAGAAAGTATTGATGTTGCTTTATCAGTTGCATGGAATAAATTAGATGAAAATACTAAAAATATATGGATGACAAAATGGACAAAAACACCAGAATGTTTTCATATTCATTGTCCTGATGGTTCAACTGGTAAAGAAGGTCCATCAGCTGGTGCAGCTATGACATTAACTTTTTATAGTAGATTGATTAATAAAAAAGTAAATCATTTAGTTGCTATGACTGGTGAAATTAATCTGAGAGAAGAAGTAACTGAAATTGGTGGATTAGATGAAAAATTAAATGCTGCTAAAAGAGCAGGTGCATCTACAGCATTAGTCCCATATAATAATAAGATTGATTTAGAAAATGTTATTAAAAATAATCCAAAATTAATAGATGATAAATTTAAAGTTATATTAGTTAGTAATTTTGATGAGGTAATTGCTAATGCGTTAATTCAATAATAATATTATAATTATAATTAATGAATAATTATGATATTAAAAAACAAATGATATTAAATGCATTTAAATGGAGAGAAGATAGAAAGAAAAAATCAGATGAGGAATTATATGGACAATTATATTTATTTGTAATGTGTTTATCATTTATTTCAAATATGCATTACTTATATTATATTAATACTAATAATATTATTGATTATAATATTAATCATTTGGATTTAGATTTAGATTAATCATTGGTTTTGCAAAAACCAATTTAAATAATAATTATGATTATTATTAATGAACGAGGAAACACAATTTATTTATAGTATATTAAAACATATTGATTGTGAGGATAGTATGATAGATTTTAATAAATCAACGCCTTTTGAATTATATAATAATAATTACGAGTATGCACAATTTGATTTAGTATTAGAAAAATCATGCATAAATCAAAATAATTGTTTTTATAAAAAAGTCCCACTAGAATGTTATAAAAATCATCAATCTTTTAATACTATTATTAAACAAGGTCACGCTATACCTAAATATTTATGCAAATATGAGAGACCATGGAAATCATTACATGGATATCAGATGAGATGTCAAAATATTCATTGTTGGTTTTCTCACCTACAAGGACGCAAACAACTTATAAGCTATATAGCAAATTCCTCCAATAATAATAAATTGTGTTAGTCGCCATTCAAAATTTACAATTTTGAATGTACGCTAACATCTTTGGGTGAGAATAACCCAATTGTAGTATAGTATCAACATAATCATATTGATAATATACATAATTAATTTTAATAATTTTATTTTTTTTTCGCATTATTATTATAAATCTATTTTGTTTATAATAATTTTGTTAGTCATATTATTTAATAATATTTCTATATTTTTATCATTTTTATAATCATGCAGATATTTAATTTCTTTAATACCAGATGCAACTAATATTTTAAAACAATTTATACATGGATAATGAGTAATATAAGCAATAGCATTATTAGTATCAACACCTCTATTAGCACAATCAGCAATAGCATTACATTCTGCATGAACAGTTGCTTGTTCATGAGAACTATTATTATTAATAACTACAATACTAAGATGATTAGAACCAGGTAAATATCCATTATAGCCAGAACTAATAATTCTATTATTTTTAACTAAAATGCATCCAACATGTAATCTATGACATGGGGATCTACATGAGATTAATAAAGCAGTTGAGATAAAATAATCATCCCAATCAATACGATTAGATAAATTATTATTTATAATTTCTTGAATATTTTTATTCATAATTATTAATATTAATAATTTTCATTATTTATATTATATTATTATCTAAATTAATATATATATATATATGAATATGGATATAGTTAAAACAATTATATTAATACCGTTAATAGATGCTTTCTGGTTAAGATTAATATCTGACAAATTTAATAAACAAATTATGGCTGTTCAATATTCTCCAATAAACGTTCGTATATTACCTGTAATTGGTTGCTATGTTGCCTTAATAGTTGGTTTATATTATTTTGTAATTAGAACTAATGATACTCGTAAACAAAAAATATTAAATGCATTTTTATTAGGTATGGTTATTAATACAGTATATGAAACAACTAATTATGCAACATTAAATAAATGGGTACCTGATATAGTTATAATGGATATAATATGGGGCGGTGTATTATTATCATTAACAACATTTTTAGTGACATTTAAATTATAATAATTAACTATAATTGGGTAGTGTGCAATTTAAAATAGCTGGTTTATTGTAAGTTATGAACCAAATGGAGTTAGATATCTACTTGGACCGGAAGTTCTGTTTACTGATGGGGCGGTATAATGAAAAGGAGATGTATCATCCTTTTTTGAACTCTCAAGTTTGTATACATATCCTTCTTCTCTACTTTTAAACTTTTCTAACATTGTTTTAATAGAAGTTTTTAATTTTATTTTTATTTCTTCATCATTAATATCCAAAAGAGGATCTTGTTCTGCATCAGTTATAGCAGACATTGCAAAATTATATTCTGATACTAATTTATTTTCTAATTCATATACATATGCTTTTTTTTTATTAATAATATCTCTAATATCTGATATTATATATAATAATTCTTCATCAGTGAAGTCCAAATATGATTTTATATAAATATAATTAGCAGATTGTTTAAAACCAATCTTTTCCATATCAACTTGAAATGAACTTTTGGTTGATATTATAGGTGTAGATATAACTAATTTCTTTTTTTTAATAAAATCTTGAAGTTCTAAATATTTTATTTTATATTTTAAATATTTTTCTTTATATTCAATATCCATATATATATGATAGAACAAAATGTTTTAATTAATCAACTTCATTCATTGAATTATCAATTCTATTAGGTAATACTATATTAATATTATTATTATTTGAAAAATAAGCTAGTTTATTTATAAAATATTGAAACGGTCTTCTTATATTATCATAAACATTATTTATAAATTGTCTATGATTTTCATCATTATCTTCTATATAATCTAAGTGTTTTTGAATATTATCCAATTTTTTTTCAATTCTGTCTAGTCTATTAATTATTTCATCCATTATAATTAATCTAATTTATAATTAGTTTGTTTATAGACTTATAAACAGGTTTTCTAAAATGCTTTGGAATATATCTAAAACTAATTATTTTTTTATTCATATTATATTGTTTTCTAGCAATATCATTTTCAGCTAAGAATCTTTTCATTTCAGTCTTATTTTCTTTAACCGCCTTCTTTATTTTATTACCAATAGTTTGATCTTTAAAAATAGATGGTATATTATCACTACAATCACCGCCAACAATTTTTAGTCTTAATGCTTCTCTAGCTTCTTCTTTAGTAAGATGAATTAAATAATCTTTTTTATAATCAGCAATATATAATTTATCATGACCTAATTGAAGAAAATCATTATCACCCGATATAATATATGTTATTTTAGATGTTCTTTTATATTTAATAAATTTAGCAGCTAAAGCGATTAAATCATCTGCTTCCATTTTTGGGATTAATAATGAATGAATATTATTATTTTCTTTAATTAATTTTGGAATTAATATATCGAATGTATATTTAAAAGTTGGTTTGAAATTATATTTTTCAGATAAATCTAATCGATTACCTTTATAACATTCAGCAAATTCATGTCTCCATAATGTATCAGATGGAGCATCTTGACAAAAAATAATAATACTATCATTAAAAACTTTTCTTGTGACTAAATTGATAATAGATTCTAAATACATTTTAGTATATTTTTCAATAAATGTAGGTTCCTTACTCCAATCATAAGTGTTATCATCTTTATGCTCTTTAAATGCATCTTTATTAGCAAATGAAAACCATCTGATAGTAGCAAAAAATCTATGAAATGTTGTATAACTTGTATCTACTAATATTATATTACTCATTATATATATTAATAATATTACTTTTAATTAAATATATCAATATTTATAAAAAATATTGATAATTTATTATAATAATCATTAAATACTATATTAAATGCCCTATGAATTATATACTGATAAAATTCATAAATTTAATAGTTTAAAGGAGATACCTGCTGAAGTATATGCTAATACAACTGATTTTGATGCAATTGCTATGAAACTAGTTAATATTAGTAATATTGGATTAAAGTGTCCTAAATTAGAACGACTGAATGTTAGTTGTAATAACATTTTAAGATTAAATTTAACATATTTTCCAAATTTAAAAAAATTACAATGTAGTAATAATAGTATATCTCAAATTATTGGTTTTGAAAATTGTCATAAATTAGAAGAAGCTAATTTTGAGTTAAATTATTTGAAAAGTATTGAGAGTAATCATAATTTAAAAACTTTATATATAGCTAAGAATAATTTGGATGAATTGCCTAGTTTTAATAATCTAGAAATATTAGATATTAGAAAGAATAAATTGTTAAAAAAAATAGGATCATGTCCTAATATGAAACATTTACTTATTTCTAATACACGTATTAGAAATATAGATTTTTATAAAAATTTAATTCAATTAGAATGTTCTAATACTTTAATTAAAGAATTACATCCATATCCAAAATTAAAAACATTAGAATATAAAAATACACTCATAAAAAAATTACCATATTTACCATCTTTAGAATTGGATGATGAAGTGGATGATGAGGATGATGCATTTTATTTCACCGAGAAGGATGGTTATATAACCTTATTTAATAAAAAAACTATGGAAAAAGTTAATCCATAGCTATTAAAACAGTTGATGCATAGACAACGGATTAACAATTATTTCACCTAATAAAAGTTGAGCTCAAGAACTAAAGTTCTTTCACCTAACTTTTAATAAAAATTGAATTATTTTATATCAATACTAATAATGATTATAATTAATGACAATTAAGATTGAATTAATTGATAATAGCTTATTAGAATTTAATTCTTTTTATGATATTAATCCTAATTTATATCATAAAATTACAACATTTAAGTGTTATAATTGTAATTTAGATAATATTGATTTTATTGCTAATTTTATAAATCTTAAAAAGCTTAATGCATCTTATAATAAAATCAAAATAATCCCATTTGTTGGTTCTTTAGAAGAATTAGAAATATATAATAATGAATTAGTTGAATTACCATATTTACTTAATCTAAAAAAACTGTATGCATTTAATAATAGATTAACCTTATTGCCTAATTTTGATAAATTAGAATATATTGATGTATCTCATAATTATATTTCAAAAATATCATTAGGAGAAAATATAGAAAAAATATTTGTTGGTTATAATAAGATTACTAATATTATTATTATTAATATTAATGTATTAGAAATTGAATGTTGTAGTAATTTATTACCTGATATTAATTTTATCTATGGTTTAGAAAAATTAACTAAATTAAATTATACTAATAATCCTATTATTTATGAACCACCTTATATTAAAAGATTCCTTCCAAATAATAATCATAAAACAAATTCTTTACATCAAATAGATTCTAATGTTGAAAAAAATATTTTAAAATTATTAAACAAGAAACCAAATATGAATTTTCAAAGAATTACGTGTGATGTATTAAATAATACTATATTACATCCAGCTATAAAGAAAATATTAATGACTTGTTTGAATGCAAAAAGTATTATTGAACCAACATTAAGAATAACATTTTTAGAAATGTTTTTAATTTTATGGACACATATAAAGAAACATGAAAAATATGATATTTTAAATACTGTTTTAATAACAAATCAATGTAAATGTATTACTTGTATGTTTAATGATATTATTAATAATTATTATACTGCAAATGTCTTAAATTTAGATTCAGTTGTATTATCAAAAGAAAATTCAAGAGTATGTTGAGCCTCTACACTAATTTCACTACTTTTTTTAATTGAAATTAACTCATTGCTTGAAGTATTATAATTATTTGAAACTTTCTTATAAAAATCTTCAGTGTATAAAAATATTGGATTAACTAGACCACTTATCTTATATAGTTTATCTATATTTTTTATATTATGTATTTCTTTAATTTCTTGAATATATGAATCATTTCTTTTAAATATATTTATATTAGATATACATATTAATAAAAACAATTTTTCAATAATTACAATAGATGTATATTGTATTTTTGGATATGTTTCATCATTATCTATATTAAATAATATATAACCTATATCAAGTTGATTATACATATCATCGACTAATCTATAATTAAATATTTTTGAAAAATCAATTGATTTTGCTTCAAATATAAAATTATTAATACAACGACCATTCAAATTATAGATTCTATACATATACACATAATGATTTATCATTGAAATAGAATCTAATAAATAAACTGTATCAGATAATTGAATTATTATAGCACTATCACAATTTGTTATATTATGAAATAAATTAAAAGAAAATAATAATGTATAACCATTGTCAAATTTTAAATCAATAAAATTTAATCTTTTAAAAAATTCAAGTGGATCATATGGTTCAGAACTACGTACATAATATGGATTATATTTTATAACAATTTTTCTTAACTTATTAGGCATTAATGATGTAGTTGATATTTCTGATTGTTTTTGCATAACAGTTTGGCTTTCAGTTATAGATTGTTCTTCATTTGAAACTTCTTTCTGCACACTATTAATATTAAATACTAATTTTAACAAATCATTTATATTATGTCCTCCTAATAACATATTTAGTAATTCTTTAATTTTTGTATCATGTGGGACTTTTGAAAAAGTTTTATAATTATTATTTGCATAAAATTGCACCCACTGATAGTCATACTTTTCTGATTTAATACTAAATACATTATGTGCTAATTTATCATATATAGTTTTTTTAGTTGGTTCATCGCTAAACATATCTAAATCAATTTCATAATAATGTTTTGTATAATATTTACGAACATAAAATTTAAGATATTGATATATTAATAATAATTTATTTTGTTGATTTAATGCTTGTTCATTTATATTTAATAATGCATATATTTCTGAAGATGATGTTTTTGATGGACCATTTAATGTTTTAACATATCCAATTCTAATAGAATGTCCTTTATTTAATTTTCTCATTCTAAATATAGCTTGTGATACATTTGTATAAATACTATTACTATTTAATAAAACTAATCCTGTTAATATTGTTGGTTGTTTAAAATCAATACCTACTATATGACGTTGACTATAATAATATACAACTTCATCTTTATTATACATCTTTCCTTCATATATATGATGTTCTCCATTATAAATCATTTTTGTATCATTGGATAATAAATAAATGATAGTCTTTTTTACTCTATATTCAGCTAATATTTTTGTAAATAAAATTTCAGCTACTTGTTTATTATCATAATCTTTAAGAAAAGCACATTCATCAATTAACACATTATAATTATTTTTTACAAATGTATTAAACATTTTATCTACATTATTAATTTGTAATACATCAGGATAATATATTAATGCAGATTGAACATTTTCCTTTTCATCATTATCTATAACAACTTGTATATTATATTTAGTTATATCATTTAATGATTCAATATTCATATCTATATTAACAGTTCCAGAATAACCAACTTGCCAGAATGAGTCCATATTAATAATATCAATGAAAGAACAATTCTGAACAATTTCTGATTTTTTAAAATTTAAAAATATTAGTTTTAAATATTGTATTATTATATTTTCAGATATTCCAATTTTTTTATCACTATTGATTAATTTAAATTTATGTAAAAATGTTTCTAAATCTTCTTCTTCTATATTATAGTGCCTTCTTAATTTATTAAATATTTTTTTATCACTAAATGCATACTTAATATCCTTTTCTTCTAATATATATGTATTTTGTTCTTTATTATAAAAATATAAAATGGTTAAAACCATTGTCAATAATATAGATGAAAATTTAGAACCTTCATTAGGGCTATCTTTTCTTAAATATGGTATACAATATCTATAATTATCTTTAATACTCATACCATAAGAAACATTCTTAATATTATTTGAATCCTTTAAAATATTTGTAATTTCATAAATAACTTTAAATGGCGTAGGATTACTAAATGATTTATTATGATAAATAATTCTATGAACAATATTAAAAACTCGTTCTATTAATTCTGGAGGAATATTATCTGCATATTCTATCTTATTAAAATTACTTTGAATAGGATTATACATATAATCAAATTCATCAATAAATATAATTGAATTTTTAAAAGATTCATTGGTTGCATTTTTTTCTAAAAATAATATTTTCATGTCAGTATCATTAAATACATCTACATATATCTTAAAAAAGAATTGATATTCAATTAAAGTATCAGTTGTTTGTTGTTTCAAATGTTCTGGAACAACTAAATAAATTTTAGGATTAATATTTTGACTAAAAATATTATATGCTATCATTGTAATTAACATTGGAGTTATTATACTGCTTTTACCTTTACCCATCATAAATTGATGCACTTCCCATTTTTTAGTTCCACGATTATTATAATTATCATACATACTATATATTTTTTCCCATTGTTCATTCTTCAATAAATTACCAAAAATAATTTCAACTATACCTGATAATATCGATACATTATTATCAAAACGTTTTTGGAATATTTGATTCATCTCTAATAATTCATGACATAATATTTTATCACAATTATCCTTATCAGTTACTTTTAATAATCTATTTAATTTTGATATATAAATATTAATAATCATAATATAATTACAAGAAGTATAATTATTATATAAAAATTCAAAATAATTAGAATAATTATGATTCAAGGTAGTAGTTAATTTATTTAATATATTTTTAATAAGATTTAAATTTTCTTTTATTCTTTCTCTAAATTGAGGCTTTATAATAAAAGAACATTCTAAATGACAATCAAAATTACCATTATATCTAGTAAGTGTATTATTACCAGTATTATTATTAATCCATTGAACTAAATCAGTATATTTAGAATTAGGTGTTTTACTTAATATAGAATTAATTATATCTACTAAATTATCTCCAGTTCTGTATAATATTTTTTTAATTTCTTCAATATGTGTTATTGGTAAATTATTTAATTTTATAATTTTAGCATAATCAACCACATCTGATCCCGTCTTATTATCATATTTAACATATTCTTTATAAGGAGACAATGTATTATAAAAAGTACCTAAATATGTAATTTTAGGAAGTGTTATATATGGTGTTAAAAAATTTGGTTTAATGTTAAAACTAGTATAAAAATTGTCATGTTCATCTATCATTATATTATGAAATGGGTCTTGTGACATTCCTGAAAGTTCATCTTCATTATAACTATTAACTATACAATGAACTATAAAATCATTGTTATTTTCTTCAATAATATTTATACTACAAGGAGAAGCATGTGCCATAAATGGATAGATTAATATATCATCGTCACTACATAATAGTGCCTTATTTGAATTAATATATATATTTTTTAATAAATTTATAGAATCAGTCCCAGCATCTTTAATATCAAATGCAATAATAATATCATGTTCCATAATAGACGCATTTATATAATAATTTGATTTTTTTAAAACAAATACTATATGAGTTTTTTCTGCATTAATATAACATTTATTTTTGTTATAATTAAATAAAATTTTGCCTAATAAAAAAAAATGTAAATCTGTAATTTCATCAAAATTAGATGTAATTGTTTTATTATTTATAATTAAATCCATTTTAGTTTTATCTTCTAAATTATATTTAAAATAAGGACTATCTATTTTATATTTATACATTTCTATAATTATTTCTATATTTGTCTTGTCTATTATTTTATTATTTTCAAATAGATTTAATATATGTTCATATAAAAATATATATAAACCATAATCTGTTATCTTATATTTAATTTTATTTGAATTATCTATATTATATAAATTACATTTATGATTAATCATATTCTTGTAACCGGATATATTATCAAAAGTCATATAGTTATTTTTATTTTTTGTATAAACTTCAATAAAAATATCATCAAATATAGTATTTAATGAATCTATAATATAAATTACTAATTTATATATAATAGTTAATACAGGATATTGTATTATAGATTTAAAATTAATAAATATTTGTTTTAAAAAATTATATTTTTCATCATAGTTTAAATAAACATTATATAAATTATAAATTTCTATTAATGAGTTAAATATATATAAATTCTTAATAGCATAAACATCTTTATTATATATAGGCGTATTATAATATATATTAGAAAATTCTCTCGTTTTATACATGTGTTTTATATGACTTTCTAATTCAATATAAAAATCTTTGTTATTTTTCAAATAATTTATAAAAAATCTATTTATATTAGAAATATCATGATCTAATAAATAACGTGGTGATAAATTATTTTCAAATAGACCGTCGTTTTTAGAAAATAAATAATCAAGATATAATACAATATGATGTTGCATATTTATTTCTTTTTTTTCAAATCCAAGTAACTTTTTTATTTCTGAAGTAGGGGGTGTTTGTTTATTATATATAATATAATCATCTGACGATGTATTAAAATTAAACTTTTCAATCGATTTAAATAAAGGTGAAATTTTTTGAGTAATATCATCTACACTTTTTGCCTGTGCATTTAATTTATCTAAATCTAATACATTTTTTAATATAGAACATTCTTTTAATTCAATGTAATTAAACATAAAATAATATACTGATTTTGAAATCCAATTAATCTCATTTGTTGTAAAATCTATTCTAGATTTAGTATCATTTAATATTTCTAAATATATTAAATTAGTATAATGATATATATATTGATTCATTTTAGGTTCCCATTTATCATAATTAAAATATAATTCCCATATAAAACCAATTAACATTAATTCACCATAAGTTCTTGAAATATCATTAAAGTCTGTATTTTTTAAATATCTATCAATTAATTCATTAATATTATAATTAAGTTGTTCATCTGATAATGTTTTATTACGAATATTAGTTAATAATTCATTTAATATTGTCATAGGTATAATAGAAACATTAAAATCACTTGTAAATACACTTGATGAAATCTTATTTATCTTATATGCAAGTTCACTATTAGGTATGATATTAGAATCAGATTCATTTTTAAATAACAAATAATTTGAAATAATAGAATTATTTAAAGAATTTTCTTTATCAATAATATTATCATTAATTAATTGTATACATAATTTACTAGTATTTATAATTTCAGAAACTAATGATTCTTCTAAATTTAGTTTATTACTAAAATATAATGATAAATTTTCATAACATTTTAAAGAAAATTCTACATAAATATCAGTTAATAATTCAGGATTAAAATCAATTAAGTGATAAAATATAGATACAAGCAATGATTTAAATACACATGTTCCAGCTGATTGAGAAGTTATATATAATATATTATTATCAAAATGTAAATCTATATTATTTAATGCTTTATTTAAATAATTTCCACATTGTGGTTTTGTATTTATATAATTATTAATTGTTGGTTGTTTTTTTTGAATAAAATCTTCATAAAATAATTTTGAATGTTTACTCCTTGTTGGAGTATATGTCGTAAAAACAGTTAATAATTGTTTCATAATATCATTTGACTTAATTAAACCTAACTTATCTAAATGAACTAATCTATTCATAAAATTGGTTGAATTAAATGTGTTATTTAAATATTCAAAAGTATAATTAGTATTGTTATATAATGAATTATACATATGAATGTAGTAGTCTTCGATTTTTTCAAATGCTTGTTCTTGATTATAAAAAATATACATTTTTTGTTTATCTTCAGGAGTTATTTTCATATTTAATATTCTTTCACAATAATCACTTAACACACACATAGCATATGTATATGGAATATTAACAACATGCTTTTTATCTAATTGTTTAAAAAAAAAGAAAGGTTTTAAGAATAATATAAAAGCATTATGCAAGTCTGGAGTTAAATATAATACATTTTCAAATAAATTATAAAAAGATTTATTATTATGTTCAACTCTTGATGCATTTAATCCTAAACCAGTATTAATATGAGTAACTTTAGTAATATGTGTGCCATTTATTTTTGTAAAAACTAAGCATGTTGCATGATTGATTGAACCTAATGATAATATTAATGTATTATACTTAGTCTTTGCATTTAAAAAATAATAAAGCACAGCCATATTATCAACAACATTATAGTTAAATGAACTATAATATAAAGGCTCTTCAATTTTTTTTTTTAGGAAATAATAATTAAAAGTATATGCTGTTTGTATAAATTCTGCATATGTTGATCCATAATTTGAATTTAGTATATTATTATTATCATAAATATTAAATATAGAAATAACCAGATCATTTCCAATAATAGGTTGTGTATTATCAATATTAATTTGATTTATTGACTGTTGTATCATACTTTTATTTTGACTAAAACTATAAGTTTCAGGTATATTAAAATTAAATAATTTTAATAAAGGTTCTATATCTGCTTCTACCAATGGAGTTTTTTTATTTAAACTATCTTGATATTGTGTAGAATTCATATTATAATATAATATATAATTTATATATTATATTAATGGAAATTAAACCTAAAGAAACATTAAGAGACTTATTTACAACAGCTTCGTGTTTGGATATATCTATATTTACTCCATCTAATCCTCCTAGAGCTAGAACTGCACCAGTTAGATATATAGATGAATCAGCTAGAAATGAATTTGCATCACCGCCATCTAAAAGAGTCTTATCATCACATCCTTTAGATATATTTTCATCTGCTAGTAATTTTTCACCTGCTAGTGAAAGATTATTAGAATCATTTTCACCAGCTACTCGAGCACACCTTGAAAAAGATTTTATAAAGGATGATGCTCAAATAACAGATATAGCTGGAAATTTAGAATTTGAAGATCCTAATTATAAAATTTTTAATACTAATCCTAAAATAGGAACTGATTTAGAATTATGGGTATGTGTTCATATTCCATGCCCTGGATGTGGTGCAAAATTATATAAATATTCTAGTCCAGGTATGCCAGCTATTGATGTTAGATGTAATAATCCTGGTCATGCTTTAAAAGATGGTCCAAAATATTATCAAATAAAAGCAACTGAATCAGGTAAAACATGGAAGGGTTTAGAATATTTTAATTTAAAAGACAAGTATATTTGCACAGGTTCATATAGATTTGGATATAATTGCCATGTAATGACATCTACTGACAAAGATAAAGATATTTTAATTGGTTATATTTGTTTATCTTATACTAAATCGACTACAAGTGAATATATAATATTAAATACTACTGAATCATTTATATTAAAACCAAATTTATTATTTAAATCTAAAAATACAGAAGAAGCATCTTGGACTTATTATACATATTTAGATAGAACATATCCTAGAATTACATTTAATCTTGAAATGTTTGAAGTTATTAAATTACCTGCTAATATTAATATTAATACTAATACAGTTTATGATGCTGAAAAAATAAGATCTAATGAACCACCACCTGCACCTGCATTTATGATGAAATATTTAATTATGAAAATAAAATATTTAAATTTAAAAAAATATATTGTTAACAATGGTTAATTTAATGAGTTCTAGTTAATACAGATAACTTAGTTCTTAATGTTGATGTTAATACAGATAATTGAATTTTCTTTTGTTTTAAATTTATATTTGTTTGAGTTAAATATTGAACATCAGTATTATTAGCTAAAGCAATACTTACTCCATGTTCGCATAAATTATTCCAACCATTAATTGTTTCAACTGATTTATCAATTATATTTTTATCTGCAGTAGATAATTCACTATGTTCTAATTTTTGTGTAGCATATTGCTCAGGATTAACAAAATGATTTATATAATTCATAGCACAATTAACTTCACTCATTACACCTTCTAATATTACTTTAGTATCATGAGCTGATTTTGGTATTTTGATAGTTGATGTTGCTATAATTGTTTTCTTAAATCTAGCAAAAACATTTGATAAATTAACGATTTTTTTTAAACTATCAGCAACTGCTCTTAAGAATGAAAAATCATTTATAATATTTATGTTTTCTAATTTTAAAATGTATGATGAGAATAAGGAGGATAATTCATCAGCAGCTGCTCCAAATTCAGTAAAACCTTCCACATCAACATCTAATTCCATTTGCTTTGATTGATTAGCTATATTAGCTGCAGCTTGAAATAATTTATTATAATCATCAATACTTCCCTTTTCATGAAAATCTTCACATTTAATTTCTGATGCATAAGTTTTTATTTCATTCATAATACTTAATGTATCTGAATTTAATTCATCGTTATATATTTCTACTATTTCTTTTAAATCTTCTTCAATTTGAGGAATATGATGGATTGGGTCTGTTGTATCAAATGTAACTTGATTTGAACCATTTGTTTGTTCTGTAACATCAATAACATATCCATCACCAACTTCATCGTCTAATTCAGAAGTTCCTGTATTGGTTTGCTGTTGTTGATTATTTTGTTGATTGTTAGTTTGTTGATTATTGTGTTGATTATTTTGTTGATTATTTTGTTGATTATTTTGTTGTTGATTAGTGTGGTGTTCATTTTCATTATCAGAATTATGTTCTTCTGGCATATATAATATAATTGATATTTTAAAATTTTTATAATATTTATTTTAAAATAAATCTATACTATTAATATTCTTGAACAACGAGTGATGCACATACACCATTACTTAATGCTCCTCCATTACTATATGTTATTTTAAAATGTTTTAACTTGAAATTCTAGTAAATACGATTGAAGCGGTTGCCTCAGTTGGTATAATATTTGTTGGTAATTTACCTTTAATAAATGTAGGATCTCCTATTTTTGTTCCACTATCACCAGACCAAAACATTAAAGCTAAATTGTCATTTTTATATAAATTACAAAGTACTGTATTAGAAATAGTATAAATATGGTTTGATTCAGGAGCCTCAACTAAAGTAGTTGAACCGTCTATTTGTATATTATTACATATTAAAGTAGTAGAACAATCAGTTGAGTTAGATGGAGTTGTTCCTCCACCTGAACGAACATCTAATTTATAAGTTAATAAATAATAACCATCTTTTGGAACAATAAAATTAGTAGTATGTGAATAGCCAGGTTCTATAGAATATGTCCACCCTGAACCAGATGGTCCAATTGGAGTTTTTTCAAATTCAACATATTGAAATAATGTATTATCTTTATTTGTTTGTATATTAGCACTCCATACAAAAATACTTGATATACCAACACTAGAACCAGGTATTCCTTGTTCACCCTGTTCTCCTTTTGGTCCAACTTGTCCTTCTGGTCCTTCTGGTCCAACAGGTCCAACTGGTCCTTCTGGTCCAACTGGTCCAACTGGTCCAACTGGTCCAACTGGTCCAACTAGTCCTTCTGGTCCAATAGGTCCAACTGGTCCAATAGGTCCAACTGGTCCAACTGGTCCTTCTGGTCCAACAGATCCTACTGGTCCAACTGGTCCTTCTGGTCCAACAGGTCCTTGTAATCCTTCAGGTCCAACTGGTCCTTGTTCTCCTTGTAATCCTTCAGGTCCAACTGGTCCTTCTGGTCCAACTGGTCCAATTGGTCCTTGTAATCCTTGTAATCCTTCAGGTCCAACTGATCCTTCACAACCTTTATCACCCTTATCGCCCTTATCGCCCTTATCTCCCTTATCGCCCTTATCGCCCTTATCTCCTATACATCCTTTATCGCCCTTATCGCCCTTATCGCCCTTATCGCCCTTATCTCCCTTATCTCCTTTATCACCCTTATCACTTTTAACATTAATAATT